GCCCAGCAGCCCGCCCAGCAGCCCTCGGACGCTGCTGACGGTGACGGCAACTGGGAGCACAAATACCGCTCCCTGCATGGTCGGTATATGGTCCAGACCAACCAAATCACCACGCTGACCGACGAGGTTCGCAACCTGCAGAACGTGATTGCCTCCATGAGCGCGGTCGCCCCTGTGGCCCAGATGCAACAAATTTCGACCGAACGCCTCGTTACCGAGGAAGAAGCTGCTGATTACGGCACGGACTTTCTCAACGTGGTGGGACGGCAAGCCCGTCAGGAAATCGCGCCCATACTGAGCCAAATCCAGCAGCGCTTGGATGGTTTGTCAGGCGCACAAGCCCAGACGGTGAGGCTGACGCTGAACCAAACACTGGACAGCGCGTTGCCTTCTTGGCGGAAAATCAACGAAGACCCGAATTTTATTTCATGGTTGGGCTTGCCTGATCCGTATTCGGGTGCTATTCGTATGGACATGTTGAGGACGGCACACTCGCAGGGCAATGCCAACCGGGTTCTCGCGTTCTTCAATGGCTTCCTCGATGAGGGGGCTGCTGTGGCCCCCGCAGGGCAAAAAGAGCCAGTCGTCCCGGCCCCCGCGCCGAAAGTCTCGCTCCAGACGCTTGCGGCACCCGGCAGAGCCAAGGCAGCGGCGGCAACACCCGCGCCTGAGGAGAAGCCGGTCATCACCCGCGCCGACATCGCCAGCTTCTATGCAAACGTGGCCGCAGGAAACTACCGTGGCAAGGACGCATTGAAGGCCCAGCACGAGGAGTTCATCTTCTCTGCCCAGCGTGAAGGCCGCATCGCACCGTAACTCATGAAAACTCAAAGGATGAAAGCCCATGGCTATCCCGTCGACAAAGTTCCCTATCGCCACCAGCGGCACGACCCCGGCTGTGTTCCCTGTTGGCTCCACCGGCAACGACTTTCAGGCCAACGGGTTCATTCCCGAAATCTGGTCTGGCAAGCTGGTTGAGAAGTTCTACAACTCGACCGTCCTGAGCGCCATCTCCAACACCGACTACGAGGGCGAGATCAAGAACATGGGCGACCGTGTGAAGATCCGCACCAAGCCGACGATCACCATTCAGACCTATCGGGCTGATGGTCAGTTGGAAGTCCAGCGCCCGGAAGGTTCGAGCATCGAACTGTATATCGGCAACGGCCGCTATTTCAACACGATCATCGACGATGTCATGGACACCCAGTCGGATCTGGACGCTCTGTCGATCTGGTCGGACGACGCGGCCCAGCAGTTGAAGATCAACATCGACACGGACGTCCTGAACGGCATCTTGGGTGGCATGCATGCCCGCAACCGTGGCCTGACGGCGGGCAAGATCAGCCTGTCCGTGAACCTCGGTGTGACCGGCACTCCGCTGGCCGTTGTGTCCCGTTCGCCCGGGACCGGTGAAGTTGAGATCTTGGATGTGATCCTGCGCTTGGGTCAGGTGCTGGACGAGCAAAACATCCCCGAGGAAGGTCGTTGGGTTGTGCTGCCGACTTGGGCCATCGCTCAGTTGAAGTTCTCTGACCTGCGTCAGGCGTATCTGACCGGTGACGGTACTTCGCCCCTGCGGAACGGCCGCGTCGGCATGATCGACCGCTTCACGGTCTACGCCTCGAACCTGCTGCCGAACGGTGTCGCTGGCGGTCTGGCCGCTGGTGAATTTGCCGCCTACGCTGGCCATGCCCACGGGCTGACCTTCGCGTCGCAGATCAACAAGGTGGAAACCCTGCGGTCCGAGTACACCTTTGGCACCCTGCTGCGCGGCCTGCAGGTGTATGGCTACCAGATCCTCGACGGCACGGCGCTGGCTCAGGCAATCATCGTCAAGGCGTAACTCGGGAAACTGGGTTGGGCCGAATGTGGGGGGTGGACTTATTGTCCGCCCCCTATTACCTTGTGGGGTAAGAACTCAGGAGCGACGGCGTCATGGCATTGGATACAGTCAGCGATTATGTCAACCGGGCGCGTGTTTTGCTGCTCGATGAGGTTGTACCGTTTCGCTACCCTGACAACGATCTTGTGAACTCCCTAAGTGAGGCGTTCCTTGAGATACGCCGCCTGCGGCCTGATATTGTCCTCCCCTATTTCCGCGCTGATTTGCCAGATTTCAGGGTGACCAACATGGACGAGGAGGTCCCGATGGACCCCCAGTATCGTGTGGCGCTGGTTTACTACATATGCGGGCAGGCCCAGCTTCGGGACGAGGAAAACACTCAGGATAGCCGGGCATCGGCCTTCCTCCAGAAGTTCGGGACCGTCCTGAACGCAGCCATCATGTGAGGTCGAAATGGCATCCCCGGAAATCAACCGGCTGATCGACAACGCCCGCATTCAGTTGCCCGGTGCTTTGGACGCGGCCATCTACCTTGAACTGTTCACGATGATGCACGAGTTTTTTATCGTGACGAACTGCTGGACCGAGGATATCAACTTCGACGTTATCCAGACGCAGGCGCGTCCCGAGCAAGACCCCGAAGCGTTTCAGTATGACATCCAACCGACCATGGGCACAATCACCCGGCTGGTGAGCGTGATCGACGCCAAGGGGCACCCTGTCTCCTGCACCATGCCAATGCCGGGCCAGATCGTCCTTGCCCGGTCGCCGGATGCAGACCAAGCCTATAGGGCAAAAGTGATGCTCACGGTGGTTGATCCGGCGTCGTCAGAAGGTATCCCGCTGTTCCCCCAATGGGTCATCAAGTCTCACTTTGGTGGCATCCTTGATGGTCTGGTGGGGCGCATGATGATGCAGCCCGCTAAACCATATTCGTCGCCTTCTATGGCTGTACCGCGCCTGCGGCGCTTCACCAAAACGACATCGCAGGCAAAAGTTGAAACCACCCACGGAAGTGTGTATGGTGGCCAGAGATGGAAATTTCCACGGTTCAGATAGTTACCTGACCGGGTAACCAAGGGGTAATAACATGGCTGTCCTCCGTAAGTTCAACTGCTTGTCCCGCGACCTTGCAAACGGGGTCCACAACTTTGCGTCCAACACGTTCAAGATTATGCTGTCGGACACTGCACCGGAACTCTCGGACGCGGTGATCGCAGACATGACGGAGATTGCCTCTGGTGGCTCCACGGGCTACACCGCTGGAGGCACGGCTATGACTGTCACGTCGACCCTGACCGGCGCGGTCGAGAAGATATCGGCGGCTGATGTGACGTTTACTGGGGGCACCGCTGGCTTTGGCCCGTTTCGGTACGCGGTCATGTATAACGCCACGGCATCAGGCAGCCCGCTCATCTGCTGGTGGGATTACGGCGCAGAGATCACGGCGGCAAACACCGAGCAGATCGTCGTGGTTTTTGACGCCACCAATGGCATCCTCCAAATCAGCTAGGTCAACATGGCACCCTCACTCAAGCACAAGTTTTTGTCTGTGAAAGACGACGGCGCTGACCCGACGGTCATCCAGCCGTCCTACTGGAACGACGAGCATTCCCTGACCCTTGCCGATGGTAAGATCCTCGGTCGGGCTGTTGGCACAGGGACCGGTGAAGCTATCGAGATCCCGATCCAGATCGACGCTGCTTTGCAGTCCATGCGCCCCCCAGCGGGGACAACCGTGCAGCGCCCGGCAACTCCTGTAAGTGGGATGATCCGGTACAACACGACCAGTGAGAAGCTGGAGACATACCGGATCGACAAGTGGCTGCCGCTGCAGTCGTCTGCGTTTGTCAGTGCAACCGCGCCGACCAACCCGCAGAACGGCGAGTTGTGGTACAACACCACCACCCGGCAACTCAAGATCTACAACAACGGGGATTGGGTTCTGCCGCAAGCAGATATCGTGATCGACACCCTGTCCGGTGATGGGGCCACCGTTGACTTTGAACTGTCGGCCGATCCCGGGTTCGAGAACAACCTGAGCATCTTCGTTGGGTCGGATTATGTGCCGAAGACCCAGTATTCGGTCGATGGAACCACGCTGACCTTTGCCACAGCGCCGGTTAGTGGGGCCAATAACATTGAGGTCGAGTTCCTCACGTCTGCGGTGTCCAACGTGCCCGCCAACCTGTCGGTGACCACTGGCAAGATGGCTGACAAGGCTGTGACGAACGCCAAGCTGGCAAACGGTGCAGTGTCGAACCAGAAACTGGGCAATGGCGCGGTGAACAGCAGCAAGCTGGCGAATGGTGCAGTGGTCTTCACGAAGATCAACCCAGCAGCGGTGACCACACTGGCCGAGGGTATCGGCGCAGGTGCCAGTGACGTCTCCCTCCCAACTGCGGCTGCTGTGAAAGGTCTTGTGGACGCGGCTGTGGCTGCAGCGCTGGCCTCCCTTACCCCAGAGGTAATCATGGCCAAAGTCTTGGCCATCCCCTACAACGGTGTGGGGGCCATCGCCATGATGCAGACCATCAGCAACGCAATGCGGCCTATCTTGCCCGGCCAAGAGTTTCTTGGCTCCAACCTCCGCTGGTCGTCAGCGTGGGGGGACAACGCCTTCCAGACAACGTCTGGGTCCGAAGTTCCCGCTGGTGTTTGGCGCTGCTTGTGCTATATGCCGAGTGTGAGCACCGACAACGACATGATCGGCCTTTTCCAACGCATCAGCTAACTCAGGAGAGAGAACATGGCTGTAGTTTATTCCGCCACTGTCAAGAACAACCGTCTGCAGAACGTCGTGGACGCAATCGGGTCCAAGACCTATGTGGTCGGGTCCGGGGCTGGTTCGACCGGCACCCTTGTCATCGGTACGTCAGCCCTGTCCGGTGCAACTGGTGTGCTGGCCACCATCAGCCTGCAGAACCCCGCCGCTACGATCTCCGCTGGCGTCCTGACGCTGTCCGGTGTGCCCCTGTCCGCCACGGCCTCCGCGACCGGCACTGCTGCCAAGGCGGAACTGCGGAACAACGCTGGCACCGTGATCGCAGATGGCCTGACCGTCGGTACGTCGGGGACCGACATCACCGTCGTGTCGACGTCGATCACTTCGGGCCAAACGGTCACCGTGACCTCGGGCACGATCACCCACGGGTAAGGAGAGGCAGCGCCATGGCGATTACGTCACTGGACCAACTCATCGCGTCGGCAAAAGACACGGTCGGGTTGATCAAAACAGCATCTAGGACGACTGTCGCGGCGGGTTGGTTCAGCGTGTTCGATCTCGCTGGTAACCCGGGCGCTGGTGTGCTGGCTGGGGCGAACACGGCCAACGGTGTTGTTCCTGATGACACGGTTACCGGCTTTCCGTCTATCGCATCGTTTGGGGGTTCCGCCGTTGGTTATCTGGCGGCCTGTGACTTTGGGAACACCGTGGCCGCCCGCCATCGTCTGTGTGACTGCCTGTTCAAAGCGGGGGCTTATGCGTTTACCGGCGCGACGTCCACACTGGCATCGCAGCCGTCCTACTCTGCCCGTATCCCGAACGCAGACTACAAGGATACCCAGATCTGGATCGAAGTCTCGACGGCTTTTGTGACCGGTACGCAGTGGTCGGTGGTCGTGACGTATACCAACCAGTCGGGTGTAGCTGCGCGGTCGACAGCAGCTATCTCGACCCTGAACGTTGCGGCCCTGACCTTAGGGCGCATGTATCAACTGCCGCTGCAGGCTGGCGACACTGGTGTCCAGAAGATCGAAAGTGTCATCGTTACGAACGCTGGCACCCTGATGACCGCAGGGGCCTTCAACGTCCTTGTTCTGCGACCCCTTTGGACGGGCCGCAGCCGCCTCGCAAATGATGGGGATGTCCACGACTTCACCAAAACTGGCCTTGCCCGGTTGTACGACAGCACTGCACTCTATCTGCTGGTCTGTGCAGACAGTACCTCCACGGGCTTGCCCGAAATCCTGATGACCATCGCAAATGGCTAAACTTGGTGCTTTCCCGCTAGGAGGTCGACGCCGAGCGACGTTCCTTCTGGGGGAGGGCGTCAAAAACGCGCTGGGAGTTTCAAACGATATCTCGTTTGAAACTGGTATCAATGCAAACCTCGCGGCGGCGACTGGGGTGGATAGCGCCACCATCCCACCGCATTCGGCTGGCGACCTGATCATAATCTGGGCTTACCGCGAAGGGGGTATTGTCGGCCCTGTATTGCAGGCGGGCTATACGGCGCTTTCCTCGATACCCGGATCAGACAGTAACTCGGGGACATTGGCATATAAGGTTGCAACGTCCAGTTCAGAAGTCACGGGAACGTGGACAAACTCCACGGGTCTGATTGTCACCGTTGTCAAAGGGTCGAAGATCGGCATCGGGTCCGTTGGCCTGACGCTTGTGAGCCTAAGCAACATTGTAACCTACCCTGCTATCAGCCCTCTGACAAACTCAGACGGTACGAGTATGGTGCTTGCGTTTGGCGGCGCTAGGCCAACCACAACCACGGTTGAGATACCCCCTGTAGGGATGGTAAACTACGCTTCGGACATCCCCGGTGGCACTTGTGAGGTTGGGGCTGCCTACACTACCTCTGGGGTAACATCGTTTCCGGCTGTAAACGGTGCTGGCAGCGGCGGTGCGGCGACGGCGGTCATCGGTGTATCTCTTGAGATTACTGGTGCGTTTGTCGTTGCGTCCAGCTTTGCAGATATGCCTCTGGCAGCGACCGAGGGCGCGGATACAGCGGCTATTGCCTCTACCTTGGCTATCAGTGCTACCCTTGCAGCAACTGAGGGGGCAGATAC